GCCCACTTAGTAAGATTTTCAATGAAGGTTTCATTTGTTTTACCATTCAACTGAATATCAAGAGCAGTTAGAATCTTTTGTTCTACTGTTTCGGAGGGATATTCTTGTTCAAAGGTGAGGGCGAATCGTTCGAGGAAGGCTTCATTGAGCACGTTAGTTCCAATAAATCTTCCATCGTCTGAACCTTTACCCTTAGTATTTGCGGTTGCGATGATGTTGAATCCTCGCTGGGGTCTAACGAAACTTCCAATTTTTTTAAGGTAAACACCAGATCCCTCAAGGATGCTCTGAAGGCAGAGGATTTTGTTAGAGGCAAGGTCGATTTCGTCAAGGAGCAAGATTGCTCCTCTGTTAAGGGCTTCGATGACTGGGCCATTGTGCCATACGGTTTCACCATTAACAAGGCGGAAACCACCAATAAGATCATCTTCATCAGTTTCAATAGTAATGTTTACACGAATAAGTTGTCTTCCGAGTTGAGCACAAGCTTGTTCAACACCGAATGTTTTTCCATTACCAGATAATCCAGTAATGAATGTTGGATAAAATATACCAGATTTGATAACCTTCTTTATATCGTTGAAGTTACCAAAAGGTACATAGTTTGGATCTTTAGCAGGAACTAGATCTTTAGCATCTAAGTATGCAGTATCGAAAGAATCAACAAGCATTGGTTTAGCAGTTTTTGTTTTGAAATTCTTTTCTAATTTTTCTGCAATAGTTAGATTCCATACACCTCTAGAAGATTTGTATGGTTTTAATCTTTTAAGAGCAGTAGAAAGTGATACTCCTAATTTTTTGGCAGTGTCAGTGATCTGTTGGCGAGTCACAGTTGTGCCGTGCTGAGTCTTCAGATTTTCAAGAATTGTTTCAGTTGTGATGATCATGAGGGTTGTCTTTGTATGTTACTATTATAGTTCAAACGCTTAGCGTTGTCAAGCGATTTGATCAACAAATTTAGATAAGAGTATCTTATGGAAACTCTTACTTTTGATATGTTTTTTAAATTCGTTTCTTAATTTACTTTTAGTTGAATTACTATTAGCATTCATCTCTTCAACTTCGCCAAAACTTTTACCCATTTTAATTATATACAACTCATTGTATCCTAGATTCTTTTCGATAACATATCCATTTTTTCTCCACACTTTAGTAAACTCATCTCTATTATTTTGGAATCTTGTAATTGCAGCAGGTTTTTCATTACATAATCTATATCCTACAACGTTACTTCCAGTAATCCAGCGATAGTAATGAATTAGTTTACTAGTAACATCAAATGATCTCGCTGCCCAAGAATCATAGCCTGGTTCTACTAATTTATGTTGTTGATAACCACTCTTAGGATCATTGAAATTTACTGAAGTACCACTCTGTCCAACATGAGATCTTGAAGTCCACTCTCTACCATCTTCATCTTTTCTAAGTTTGTTTGCAGTTAGATGATTTGATTCTCCATCAGTTAGAAATACTGTATTGACTTTTTCAACTTTAGTATTTTTAACAAACTTTTTATACAAGTAAGAAGCTGCAAAGATAGTTTCATTTAATGGTGTTCCACCCATTTCATATACACCCATACCATCAACACCATGTATGAAATTATCCTGAGTCATTTTAGTTAACATCCATACAGCATCCATCTGAACATCTAGTTTAGTTTTACTTTGTGAATCAAAGAATTGAACTAAATGAAAACAATCATTAACAGCGATTGTGTTATTTTTTCCAGAACATTTACTGTATTGTTTTCCACCGTAATAAAATTCAGAAGCACGATTCTCAACAAAAGAATAAACTTCAAAAGGAATATTTACTTTCTTACAGAATTGAACAATATTGAATAGTTGTTTAATAGTTGGAAGTAACTCATTGTGCATTGAGCCAGACCAATCAACGAACATCAATAATCCATGATTTTTACCATCAGGAACTACTGAAACTTTTTTGAAAAGATCTTCATTAAATTTATAAGTATGAAGTTTTGCTGTATCAAGAACACCAGTTTTAGAAGTTGTTGATCTAGCATATGCTGATGCAGATTTTTTCATCTCAAATTCTTTAACAAGAAAATTAACTTCTTTTTTAGAAGATAACTTGTACTCACTTAATTCTTTATTATACATCTGAATTAAGTTATGATCTTGAGCAGGACTATTCAAACTATATGTAAAAACTACTTTATCTTTTAGTTTTATTTTAGCATGATTCATATCATCTACAAGTTGATCATTGGGAGTGATATAACTTTCCCAATCACATTCTGGAGGATTGATTGTTGACCATGTATCTTTGGAAAGTAATTTCTTTTGATTACGATTAAATGATGATTGAGTGCTGACTTCCATATCATCTTCCTCTTCTTCAGCATCAAGAAGATCATCAACTTCATCTAGATCATTTTCTAATGAATCCCAAGGTTGTTTCGGATCGATTGTTAGTTGATCAGGTGTTTCTTCAATCTGATCTTCATCTTTCTCTTTTTCTGATTCTTTTTCTGGAGATGCTGGTACAGTTTGGTCAGCATTTTGTAATCTACCTGTACTGTTTAATTCGATATCAGGTAATTCTATATCTGTTTCTTTCTTAGTCTTATGCAATTGCATAAACTCATGTATCTCTCTTGCAATTTTACAAACTTCAGCAAATGTAGTTGCAGTACGAGTTAGTTCTATAAACTTTTTTTCTTCTTCTTTAAAAGGAATTACACAGGACACATCAGCAATACCAATTTTGAAATATAAATTTATTCTATCAATCAAATTAAATTCTCTAAGATCTTTACCAGCAATCTCAAAGAAATCTTTTTTAATTAGTTCTTTATAACCACTAGCAAATGATTTGATAAGGCCTGGATATGTAGATTTGATCATTCTTTCGATACGAGCATCCTCTACAACATTTACATATGAAGTAGGAATATCAGAATCGATCATTTCGTTTGGTGTGTAAAGAGCATGACCAACTTCATGTCCTACAAGCATATCATAGACATTTTCTGATGCTTCCCAAACAGGCAGAGTCAAAACCCTATTCACAACATCAAATGATGCTGTTTCTACATTAGCATGTTCTACTACTAGATTTTCTGTAGCAAGTAGTTTTGCGAGATTGGTTTTAACCCCTTGATTCATAAGTCCTCTTGTTTATATGGCTATTATAACGCCACCAAAGCGCTTAGTCAATGGGTTGATTGATTAGTATATCTTATATGTTTTGCACTTTACTAAAGTTCTTCACCTTATCAAACTTTAATACCCTATCAAATTTATCGTGTAGCACTTCACTCTTATGTGATATAACAAAAATATTTGTGTCTGGTTGTCCACCTCGAATGATTCTTAAAAACTCATCAGTACCAGATACATCAAGTGATGAATCAAATACCTCATCTAAAATCAATAGATTTGTATTTGCAGAGTTTTTCATCTTAGCTATAGATCTCCATGTAAACATCAAAGCTAAATCAATTCTCATTTTTTCACCTTCACTAAAAGATGAATATGTAAAATCATCTCTGTATCTAGATTTAATACTTTCATTAAATTCTTCATCTAATGTAAAGTTAACATAAAAATCTAAATCTTTCAGATATTTATTAATCAATTGATTCATAACAGGCAGATACTTTTTAATGATATGCCCTTTAATACCTGTATCTTTTAGTAGACTTGTAACCAAAGCATAGTTTTCATTTTTCTTTTTGAGTTCTTTATTTCTTTTATGAAGTGTAATACCTTTAGTAGCAATCTCTGTTAATTTCTTTTTCTCACAATCAATATCATTTGTATTTTTTTGTAAGTCATCAATCTCTCCTTGAATCTCTCTGATAATATTACTGTTCTTTCTCATTTCATTTAACTTTGATTTAACTTCAAAGTTGTAAGAAGATACCTCAGCATTATTGTCTGCAATTCTTTGTAGATCTTTATTTAATACAGTAATCTCATCATCTAACTCTTGTAAGTAATCTTCAGAAGCATCTATTGTCTTTTGATTTTCTTCAATATGAAATTTTTTTAATTCTTTTGTAATTGATTGAGTACACTTTGGACATTCATCATGTGTTTCAAAAAATGTTTTTTCTTTTTCTGTTCTCTTTATTAGATTTGTATTTGTAGTAATTTTTTTCTCAACTGCTTTGATATCCTTGAGTATCTTTACGTTATCTAAATCTGTAAAGGTTTCTATTTTTTCTTGAAATTCATTGATAACTTTTTCTAATTCTATATTCTTTCCTTCAAATTTAGTAATTGTTTTTTGTTTCTGCTCTACAGTTTTCATAGCAGTCTTTTCCATTCTCTTCAAATGGTCTTGTTGCATTTCTGCTTTTTCTTTTAAGAAGTCAACTTCTTTACTATTGTCTCTATATTCTTCTGCAGCAACCTTGACTCGATCTTTTAATAACACATTCATTGTAGAGAAAATACGAATGTCTAAAAGATCTTCTATGATCTCTCTGCGGTTTGGAGCAGACAGTTGCATAAAAGGTACAAACGAAGCACTACCCAAAATTACAATTTGAGTAAATGATTTATAATTTAATTTTAAGATATTTTGTTCGAGATGTTTTTGTTGATCATTGACATGAGAGTCTTGATTCTGCATTTTGCCATTACACCAAATCTCAAACAGACTTGGTTTCATTCCTCGAATAACTTTATATTTATTTCTACCTATACTAAATGATACTTCTACAACACAATCTTTTTCGTTGATACTATTGACAAGTTGTGATTTATTTATTTTTCTGAATGACTTATTGAATAATGCAAAAACTATAGCTTCGATAAGAGTGCTTTTTCCAGCACCATTCTGACCTACAATTAATGTAGTATCATGATCTGAAAGATTAATTTTGATTGGAGTGTTACCTGATGCAAGGAAATTTTTATAACTTATCTGTTCAAATAAAATCATGCTTTTCGCTAATGGGGATTACAAAGTCATCTGAGGATATTATGGCATAATTATACCCAAAGTTTTCACATGCTGCAATAGCTTGTTTTGTTTCAATTTCATATACACTCATGTTAGAGAAACCATTTTCTTCTAACATCATAACATATCTTTCCGCATCGTCTTGCTCTTCAAAAATCTGGAGAATCCTAGTACCATCTTTTTTTTCGACAGCATAGGCTCCATCATTTGCTTTGTCTTTTATAGTGAGAATAAACATTACTGTACCTCACAGGCTTCTAAGTAAATGGACTTCATAATGCTCTTCAATTCTGGTTTGTCAAGCTTGTCATCCATTTGTTCTATATACTTATTTAGAATTGTTAAGGTATCTTCGTGTTCTACGCCTCCAACCTCTTCCTGATCCATGACGGTATCGTCAATGATTTTGAGGTCATGAATACCACTATCATACAACCTTTCTATGATTCTGTCAAGCCATATTGAATTGTTTTTATTTACTACAATTAACTTTACAAAACAATCTTTATATTCTGCTGGATTAAAATTATTATTGTTCCATGTATCCTCATCATAAAATATTTTTTTGAATATTGTGTATGGATTCTCGACAAATTTTAAAGCGAGTGTAGATGGTTCAAATAAATGAAAACCTCTTTTAGAACCACAATCATTCCAAAACATTTCATAAGGATTACCAAGATATCTTACATTCCCTTTCTCTGATGGGAAATGAAAATGTCCAGAATATACTCTTTTGAATTTTGTAAATGCTCTTCTATCCCATCCACCACCTTCAAAGTAATGGCCTGGAATTGCAGCAAACCCATTGAGTTCTAGATGTCCACAAACTACATCTGAGTCTGTATTATCTAAATGTTTTCTAACGTGATCTTCGTTCTCAGGATTAATCCAAGGAAGCATTGTAAATTTTCTTCCTTCTATCTCTATGTCAGTTACTTCATCATAAGTATGAATATTATCAAAACTATCTAAAAGTAAATCTGGTGTATTAACTTTATTTGTGTTTTTATAATATGCTGTATGATTTCCAACCAACATATGAATTTCAATACCCATATCAGCAAGCACTTGAAAATATCTGGTCTTAATTCTATGCCAAGAATTTAAGTCCATACTTTTTCTATTATCAAAGGTATCACCTAGATCTATGATAGTTTTAATCTTATGTTTTTCTAACGTAGGAAAAAATACATTATCATAGAACTTCATGAAAAACTCCCAGAAAGCCTGAGAGTTTTTTCTACCGTCTAAATGCTGATCTGTGATCAGTGCTATTGTCATAACGTAATGGTTCCGTCATTTGTTGTTATACTGATATTCTCAGTACCAAAACCTGATGAGATTATACCACCCTCACCAACTGTAACAGTACCCTGAGTTGTATCTATTGAAATGTCTTCTGGAACTAATCCAGGCCCAAAATCAGATACATCTGTGCCAGGCACTTCTCCTGTAATTACTACAGGCATTGATGCTGGTTTATGATCTTTCATACCATCGTGATTTCCATCATGAGGAAGTTTACCGAAAGCAAGATATTCAACAGCTTGAATAGACCCTTCAAGTCTTTCCAATTCTTTATTGTACTTCAACCACTCTTCGTGTGCTTGTCTTACCTTTTCCTGTTTTTCTTCTAGTTGTATAACTCTTTTAGTAAAGCGTTGTAACAACTGTTCATAACTTTCTGTTGGTTTCATAACAGTTTCCTCTGGTTCTAAGTTTCCGTGTTTCATCGATTACGAATTTCTAATGTTTCCTTGATACTATTCATATCCGAAGCATTGTACCCAACTGCACTAGAGTCAGCACTAAAGACTTCATCAAATCCAGATTTTTCCAACAACTTGTTTTTAATATCCAACTGCTTCTTTTCTTTTTGAATACGTCTTAAAAAAGCGTAGTAAATGATTTGGGTAAAGTAAGCAAATGGATTAGTAGATTTTGATGGATCAAAATTATCAATATATTGTAAGCAGTTCTCTATACCATCACAAATCATATCATCTTTAAACATGTAGTTAACAAAGTTTGGACGATAAGATAGATGTGTAGCAATTTTGAGGAAACACTCACCAATATAATCAGGCACTTTTGGATGAGGTTTACCCTCTTCCGCAGCTGCATGAACCTCCTTACGATAAATGACTAGAGCTTCTAGAAACTCTTTGTTATTCACATAATGTTCCTTTTTCTTAGCCATATATTTTTAGGTTGTCTAAAGTATATTATACTATAAAAATATGTTTGGTGCAAGTGTGGCCACTTGACAAACATACAAAAATTATTTAGAATAACTCTGTCAAGGGTTCAGAGATAATTTAGCTATTTAATTTATATATTTTTTCTAGACTAGCTCTAGTGGTTTCAACACTTCCTAAATTTCCGTCCTCTTTTTCAAGAGCGACCTCATTAGATTGTGGATTGATACCGTTATAATACTTTTTAAGTGTTGTGTTATATAACCTTCTAATTCTATCTTCACATTCTGTAACAGCATAAACTTTGTCGTGCGTCAAAAAACAGATTTCATCCTTTGAGAATTTCATCCAAGGGATAAGATCTACTTTAAACATGTCTCCATGTGGTGTTGTTATTACATGTGATTTTACAAGGAATGGGCTGTCAACTATATACCCACCAACTTCTTCGTCTACTAAAATTTTGCCAATAAGTTCCTCTCCACCTATAAGTTTCACCATTCCTGTAAATTCTTGTTTTTGTTCTTCTTTATTCATCTTTCCGAAAATTAACTGGAATAATTTCATAATTAAATTTTTCTTGGGAATAAATCTTTATTCTCTCGATCAAATGGTTTAATGTATAATTTTTTTTATCTCCGTCACTGAAATCATCTGCGATATCATAAAGTGTAGCATTTGTTTTTTGATCTCCTTTTCTTAGAACCCTACCTATTGATTGTAAATTTCTGATTCTAGATTTAGAAGGAGATGCAAATATTACATTATGAAGATTCTTAATGTTAATTCCAGTTGAGAAGGTGCCGTAAGAGGCAACAATAATGGCATCAGATTCTTTCTCCGTAATGTATCGAACGTATTCACGTTCCTCTGCAGCTACACCACCAAAAATAAAGAAAACCTTACGATCAGTAGATGTACTACTATTTATCAAATTGTAAAGGGGCTCTCCATGTTTTTCAACTCTTGCAAAAAGTATCAATGTGTTACCAGTTTGATTAACAGCAAGATTCCGAATAAAATTATTTCTCTTGTCTAAAGAACAGATGTGTTCTATCTCATCATTATATGTGTCAAACGTTTGTTTGTGATGCTGTAATAATAGAATGTTTATTTTTAATGTAGATAAGTATCCTTTATCAATCAAACTCTTTGTCTTTACTACCTTATCGACTGTACCAAACAGTCCTTCAAGAACTAATTTATTTACATTCTCACCATCTAATGTACCTGTAAAACCGATTCGATGTTTACAGTTATGTAACTTTGTCATAATACTGGTAAGAGATTTTGCTTTAAATAGATGAGCTTCATCTCCTATTACACAATCAAATCTTTCAAACCATTTCTTTGGTAGTTTGTATATTGACTGCCAAGTTGTGACTACCACTGGTTTTGTTGATATTTTTTCTTCACCAGAATATATTTTATGACAGTAATCTTTAGCACTCCATCCATATTCTTTGAAGTCTCCGACCAACTGTTCTACTAGAGATGTGGTAGGAACTACAATTAAAACTTGTGATCCACTATCAACAAACCATCTCACAATTGCATATATCATTAAAGACTTACCAGATGCAGTCGGTGACAGTAATAACTTACGATTCCATCTTAGCGCTTTATAAATTGCTGCAAGTTGATAATCTCTTACCTGCAAAGGTATGTTTAAACTTTTAACAAAATCATGAATTGCTAAAGGTGTAATTGTTTTATTCTTTTCATTTGGTAAACCATAGTCTTCATCTTCTACATCAATATATTCATATCCTCGATTATCTAACCAGTCAGTCAAGTAACTATACAGTCCACAATAAATTCTACCGTGAGCAGGACTGAACAGTTTAATCTTTCCATCCCATATTTTCTTTTTGTATTGAGGCATGAACTTAGCGCCAGGCACATCAAAACTAAAATATTCGGATAACTCATATTTGATATGAGTCTCGCAATCCACCGAAAGATATACTTCGTTCTTTTTCTGGATTTTAACCTGTGACATCAGATACTACCTTGCATGAATTTTTGCCATTCAATGCTATTCTTAATCTGGAAGGTTCTATTGTTGATTTGTTGGATAATTTTTTCCAGTAAGAAAATCATCTCCTCATAGTAATTTATACGAGTTACTACGTTTTGTATTTCTTTATCAGATTCTATGTACATCGGAACATCTTGTTTCAATACCTTTAGATCAAAAGGTTGTTCTTTATACACAGACTCATCTGCTTTACCAGTA